GATTTCTTCTAAGTCTTTGTCTTTCATATCATTCCGAATAGTATTAGTCCAAAAGCAACAAACACCATAATCCCCATCGAGATTACAGTGTTGTAAAACCATCTTGGGATAGTGTCATCATTATTTGGTTGATGATGTTCCATCTAATTTCATCCAGTCCAAAACATCTTCTGGTAGTTTACCGACTCTTGGATCAGAGTCTTTTACATTATGTGGATCCATTTCACCCTTGGGGAGATATGTAAGTTCACGAAGTGACCTAACATTGGGATTGCTTGTAACATTAGTGGGCAATCGTCCAAGAGCGACATTATCATAGTTGAGTTGATGTCTGTCAAATGTAGCAAGTTCATATTCTTCTGTCATAGATAAACAATTTGTCGGACAATATTCTACACAATTACCGCAGAATATACATGCACCGAAATCAATAGAATAATTACGAAGTTCTTTTTTCTTCGTTTCTTTATTCATCACCCAGTCTACCACAGGTAGATTAATTGGGCAAACTCTTACACATACTTCACACGCAATGCATTTATCAAACTCATAATGAATACGACCACGATATCTTTCAGATGGTATTAATTTTTCATAAGGATATTGAACCGTTACAGGTCTTCTACCCATATGAGAAAGAGTTACGGAAAATCCTTGCAACAAATACTTTGCTGAGTCATAGATCTCTTTTACATAACTCTTTACTTGATTAATCATCGGTTTGTCTTATATGTGATGTTATCTTTTATTGTGTTGTAATCAGAACTACTACCAGAAAGTGCACCATCATCAACAGTCATAACTTCATCATATCCAGTTTTTTCAATTATCTTTGTTTTAATCTCAAGTTGTTTCTTTTCCTTCTGTATGCGTCTCAGAAAGGCATAGTGTATAATCTGTGTAAAGTATGCAAAAGGATTACGAGACTTCTCTGGATCGAAGTTATGAATGTATTGGACGCAATTTTCAATTCCATCTGATATCATGTCCTCACGAAACATGTAATTTACAAAGTTCGGTTTATACGACAAGTGTGTTGCTATTTTCAAGAAACACTCTCCAAGATAATTTGTAATGCGTGGTTTTGGTAAATCATTTTCCTTTGCATTAGCAACCTTTGCCCTATAAACTATTAGTGCTTCCAGTAACTCTCGGTTATTTACATAGTGTTCTGACTTTTTTCTTACCATTACATTACTCTAAGTCTATGTGTATATTATAACATATTTTAGATACTTGACAAGTGTATATAAACGGTGTACAATAACTCTGTAGGAGTTCAAGGGTGATCTAAAGCTTTATGTATCTTTAAAGAGATCTTCAAGTTTCTTACGAGCATCTTCAACAGTAGAGATATATCCCATCTTTTTGGTAACTTCATGACTTCTTTTATCATCTTTTAGAGGTGTAGGACTACTTGAAAATTCACCAAAGTCAAAATCTCCCTCTTCACAATAAGTTTGATACATAGATATTATCATCTTATCCTTTACTTCACTCATAGTAATAATTCGATCATATTTAATAATAAAAACATCATCACCAGGCACTTCTAACCAAGGTCTAATCTTCATCATTGATCCTCTTCCTGTAGATATTATCTTCATTGTAACAGGATTTTGCATAATGATTAATGGTTCATCTTCTTCATTATCAACTGAAATGAGAGCAAAGATTTCTTCACCAGTAATTAGTTTAATAGTAGCGTGAAATTCTGGTTGCATCATTTTTTAAGGGGTATGTTAACTATATCATAATTGAAATTTTCTTCATTGTAAATCTTGATTCTCTCAATGAGATGATTTAATGTATAATTTCTTCTTGATTTGTAACTAATGTCGTCAGCGATATCATATAAAGTTGCTTTTGTTTTATTACTTCCCTTTCTCAAGACTCTTCCAATTGATTGGAGATTTCTAATTCTAGACTTTGAAGGTGAAGCAAAAATTACATTGTGCAAGTTCTTAATGTTAATACCAGTGGAAAAAGTCCCGTAGGAGGCAACGATAATCGCATCACTCTCACTTTCAGTGATTTCTCGTATCTGTTCTCGGTCCTCTGTGGCAACTCCACCATGAACAAAAAAGACATGACGATTAATAACAGTATTACTATTTATCAGATTATATAAAGGTTCTCCATGACCCTCTACTCTAGCAAAAAGTATGAGGGTATTTCCTTTCAGATCTAATGCTAGATTTTTTATAAAATTATTTCTTTGATTGTGTCCGATAATATATTGAACCTCATCTTCAAACGTTTCAAATCTTGTTGGTGGGTGTTTTAGTAACAATACATTAATATCAAGAGATGCAACATGTCCCTTTTTCATCAATTCATTTGTTTTGATTATCTTATAAGAAGGACCAAATAGACCTTCTAAAACCCATTTATGAGTTTGTGAACCACTTAATGTGCCTGTAAAACCAAAACGATACTTAGCATCACCTAGTTTTCCCATTATAGATACTAATGACTTTGATTTAAACTGGTGAGCCTCATCCCCAATTACAACAGAGAAACGATCAAAATATTTTCTGGGGAGTTTGTAGATTGATTGCCAAGTAGTAATGATCACTTGAGAGTCTGTCTCTCTTTCTTTACCTGCATATATTTTGTGGCAGTATGAACCAACGTCCCATCCATAATCTGCAAAGTCTTTATACATCTGCTCTACTAGGGAAGTCGTCGGAACGACTATCAGAATACTTTGCTTCCTCCCAACGTAATATCTCACAATCGAATATATCATTAACGACTTTCCAGAGGCAGTTGGAGATATCAGTAGTTTTCGATTATGTCGTAAAGCGTCGTATACTCCCTCTATCTGATACTCTCTGGGGGAATGCTTACAGATAGAAAACATATAATCCTTTACACCTTCCTTTGATATGAAGTTATTAACTTCAAAAGGAAGACCATAGTATTCACTTTCTTGAAACTCGTATGTATATTCGTGATCCTTACAAAACTGAACGATACGATCTAAGAGACCGACGTATATATTACCATTCTGCGTATTAAATAATCTTATCTTACCGTCCCAATACTTACTCTTGTATTGAGGCATAAACTTTGCGTCTGGAAGTTCAAACGTAAACTGATCCGCTAGTTCATAATAAACATGCGGTTCTGCATCGACATGAAGATACACTTCATTCTTCTTTGATATAATCAAATTAGACATGAATAAGGGAATCAGTATATTATATAGTTATCTAACTCATACCTGATGTTGAACCTTTAAGTTCATTTGCTCCTCTATTTTGATTGCGTCTTTGAAATACTTGATTTAACTTATTTCCAATTTTATCACCAATTCTTTTACCTAAATCTGTTTCAGGATTAGTTTGAATTCTACCTTTTGTAACCCTTTTGGTAAGATCATGAATATCTTTCATCGCTGAATCAGTTGATGATCCCGATTTACCCTGTCTAATAATAGTGGGAGCAGCAAAGGGGAGAAGACCCATAGGTCTAATAACTCCTGCAACACCTGCAGCTTTATCTAAAGCAGTTTTTCCTTGCACTGCTTGTTGTATATATCCTGCACGAGTTAATCCTGTTAGACCTTTAGCAAATGGTTTTTTTGTTTTTAAAAATTGTTTTGCTGTGTCTAAAGCCTTTCTAAACTCATAAAGATCCTGTTTAAATTTTTTGTAAGTTTTCATCAGCAGTTCCACCTTCTAAGTGCTTTATTGATTCTTGAATCAGGATCTCTTGCAGTCTTTGCAGAGGTTAATCTCTTCTTCATGCCTTTCATTCTGGAACAAAATGACTTACGACGTTTTGCTGATTTTGACCCTCTCTTGAGTGATGATGGTTTTGCTGTTACAGCAGTCTTTAATTTAGAACCAGGATTTTCTCTTTTATAAGCATTAACTGCTTTCTGACTCATACCATCAGTTTTATCCTGACGATTTGTTTTCTGCCAGTCTTCACCTAATCTATAAAGAACATCATCATCTAACTCTGATCTCCAATCATATCTGGATGGTGTCTCTATTATATTTTCACCTTCCAACTCATGAGATGACATGACTGGATTCTTCATCATTTTCTTAATAGAACTATTTCTATTTTGAATCATTGATGTAATATTCTTTTGAGGTGAGAGTTGTTTGATATCACCAGAAGGTTGTGATACAGGTGCCTTATCTTCAGGTTGAGTAACTTGAGTGTCTGGTTTGGTCAATGATTGATTTTTAACTGGATCATCAAAATCTCTTCCTTTTATATCCCTTTGCATTTGAGGAACACGTTGACCTCTTGCAACTTTATTCTTATCAATCGCACCCACAAATTGCATGGGAGTTATCGCTTCTTCAATCTTTTTTGAGGAATCCCCACCCTCCCAGATGAATTCCGATTTCCAATCAGAGAATGATTCCTTTTTACTATTACCCCAGTTTGCAGCACCAACTTTACGACACTTAACTAATGCACCTGATGCATAGGCAGATGGCCATACAGAATATCTTGACTTGACCTTATGATAGCAAGCATCTTTTGTTCCACTACCCTTACCTTTTTTATCTTTTCCTTCTGTTATCTCAACTTCCTCCTTCTTTACACAGTTATTATATGTCTTACCAAACATTTTTTTAGTGCCTTTCTTTTCATAACCAGGCCAACATTTCTTTGCCTTTTCTGTTAAAGGTGTAAGAGATCTCTGATAAGTTTCTTTCATTTTTTTCTTGCCTTGACAGTGTGCTTTTTGACTAAAACCTTTTGGATTATCACAATCAATGGATTGTTTATATTTATCACTCCAACCCTCGTTCATTTTCTTTTTCTTCTTTTTACGAGGACTATCAGTGGAAACATAAGTTGGTTTTGCAGCACCAGATTTTGATTGCTGACCAGGATCAGCTTTCTTTTTTCTACGAGCAGCAGAGAGTCTCTCTGCCTTCGTCATACTCGCTCTCTTTGCAGAGGATACACACTTTGGTGTTCCCTCACCAGGTTCATCACTCGCACAGGTTCCACCTGTAACGACGTTGACCCAACCACCTTTACCATCTTTAGATTTAGATCCTTTGAACCACTTATGAAGTGAACCTTCTGATACCTGTTTTGCCATTCATATAGAACATTCCAATTCTATTTATCAATTAAAACCTGCTTGGAATTTGTTCCACTCAATTGCGTTCTTAATTTGAAATGTTCGATTTGATATTACCTTTATAATCTCTTCTAAAAACTTAAGCATCGTATCATAATATTTGATCTTCATATCTATTTGACTCAACTTTTCATCTGCTTCAAGATGTCTTTGTATCGCATCTTTCTCTCTAACTTTATACGAGAAAGGTTCGGCAGCATATACTTCTGCTGGTGCTTTGCCTGTGTAATAATTATATCTTTCTAACTTGATTCTTTTATAAGAATCCAATGCTTTTTCTCTCAACAAAACAATTGTATTATAAACTGTATAATATTTTGAATGTAATTGAGGTATTTTGAGTGATTCATCATGTAGATTATCAGGATCTATAACAGAGTCATTCTGCCACATCTCCTGAATTTTTTCAAGATTCATAGACGAGTTCTACCATCTTTGCCTGTAATGAAATAAACT